TTCGCCCTGATCACCACGCCCTGCCCCTCGAGTTCGCGGCCGACGCCGGCGGCTACAATGCCAAACGCGATGCGGCGGCCGTGGCGTCGCGCGACGACTCGCTGTCCGCTCGCGACATCGGCTGGGCTCATCCGCCGGCAGACATCGAGCGGCGGGAAGCGGTCGAGGCATCGTTCCGGTTCTTCTGCGAGACATACTTCTCGCGGATATTCTACATGCCCTGGTCGGACGACCACCTGCGCGTGATCGACAAGATCGAGCGTGTCGTTCGCACTGGCGGGCTGTTCGCGATGGCAATGCCGCGCGGCAGCGGCAAAACGGTCTTGTGTCAGTGTGCGGTGCTGTGGGCGGCGCTCATCCAGTCCACGCCATTCGTCTGCCTGATCGCGGCGTCGGCCTCGATAGCCAAGACGCGTCTGGACACGATCAAAATCTGGCTCGAGACGAACGAACTGCTCGATGCCGACTACAACGAGGTTACGCTCCCGATCCGAAAATTACAGCGGATCGTCGCCAGGCAGAAGGGCCAGCACCAACGCGGCACGCCGACGCGCATCGAGTGGACCGGCGACAAGATCATCCTGCCGGTCTGCCAGACCGATCCGGCCGTCGAGCCGGTCTACCGATCGGTGAACACCGTCATTTCGTGCTCGGGGATGGAAGGTAGTTTGATCCGTGGGCAGAACCACGCCTGGGCGGATGGCTCCGTCGTAAGGCCTCAGTTGGTATTCGTGGACGATCCGCAGACGCGCGAGTCGGCCGGGAGTCCCCTGCAGAACAAGACGCGCGAGGAAATCCTCGCCGGCGACGTGCTCTACATGCCGGCGCCAGGCAAGAAGGTGGCCGGGCTGATGGCCTGCACGGTGATTCGATCCGGCGACATGGCCGACAAAATGCTCGACCGCGACAAGCATCCTGAATGGCAGGGCGAGCGGACGAAGATGATGTATTCCTTCCCGAAAAACGAAAAGCTGTGGGCGGCCTACGCCGAGCAGCGGTTCGAATCGCTCCGCAACGACGGCGACGGTTCCGAAGCGACCGAGTTCTATCGCAAGCATCAGGCCGCGATGGACAAAGGAGCGAAGGTCGCCTGGCCTGCCCGCCGCAACGAAGACGAAGCCAGCGCGATTCAGCATGCGATGAACCTCCGCTTGCGCGACGAGGCAGCGTTCTTCGCCGAATACCAGAACGAGCCCGTCGTCGAGGAAGTCGGTCACGAGATGATGACCGCCGACGCGATCGCCGCGAAGACCAACGGCTACCAGCGAAGCAGCATCCCGGTCAACTGCCAGCACCTGACGATGTTCGTGGACGTTCAGGGCAAGCTGCTCTATTGGCTGATTGCCGCGTGGGAGGACCGGTTCACAGGCTACGTCATCGACTACGGCTCCTGGCCGGATCAGCGGCGGGCGTACTACACGCTCAGCGATGCCAGGCGGACGATGGCCAGGTCCAAGCCTGGCGCCGGTTTGGAAGGCCAGATATACTTCGGCCTCGAGTCGCTGACGGCCGAACGTCTCGGCCAGGCATATCGCCGCGAAGACGGCACGGAGATGCACGTGGACCGCTGTCTGATCGACGCCAACTGGGGCCAGAGCACCGAAGTTGTGTATCAGTTCTGCCGGCAGAGCAAGTTCGCCGGCGTGCTGATGCCCAGCCACGGCAGGTACGTCGGCGCCTCGAGCAGGCCGTTTAGCGAGTACCAGAAGAAGCGTGGCGAGCGAGTCGGCCTGCACTGGCGCATCCCGGCCACGAAAGGCCGTCGGCAGGTGCGGTATGTGCTCATCGATACCAACTACTGGAAGACGTTCACGCACGAGCGTCTGGCGATCTCGATGGGCGATCCCGGCTGCCTGTCGCTGTTCGGCCGCGACGAGAAAGTGCATCTGCTGCTGTCAGAGCACCTGACGGCCGAGTATCGCGTGCAGACTGAGGCCCGTGACCGCGTGGTCGACGAATGGAAGCTGCACGCGAGCCGGCCGGACAACCACTGGCTCGATTGCCTGGTCGGCTGTGCGGTGGCTGCCTCGCTGCAGGGCGCGTCGCTGACAGAGGTCGGCGCCGGCGATCGTGTGGAAACGCGGAAACGGATCAGCCTTGCGAAACTACAGGAGGAGAAACGCCGTGGAAAATAAGGACGATAAGGCCGGTATCGTGTGTCCGAAATGCGGCTGCAAGCACCTGCGAGTGATCTACACGCGGCCGACAATCTTGCACAGGCTGCGGCGTCGGCGCGAGTGTCGGGCTTGCGGCCACCGGTTTTCCACGCTTGAAATAATGCCTGAATCATGACTCGGAACGCTATATGCGTAACGATTTTCGGAAAAAGGCGGAAAAATGACGATTTGATTTGACACGGACGGATTTATGGTGTAAACTATCTACAACAATCCAACGAAAGCCGAGGCCGGCCAGCCTCGGCGTTTCACCAAGCAAAGCCCTTAACCATCGCGATGGGTGGTTAAGGGCTTTTTTCGTTGGCACTGATTTTCAGCGAGGATGATGATGTCTGACACGATCAAGGATGCGATTGTCGATAACGCAACCGGGCCGCGCAAGGCGAGTGGCGATTCCGGCAGCGTAGAGCAGCACAGTCTGGTCGACCAGATCGCAGCCGACAAATACGCCGAGAGCCGGACCGCCAGTCGGACGGCCGGCCTCGGCCTCAAGTTCAACAAGCTCGTGCCGCCGGGGACCGCATAATGATCCTGGATGCTTACGGCAAACCGATCAAGACTGCATCTCGCCGGGTGCCGGTTGCTCGCGCGCGCTATGATGCCGCTCAGACTACCAATGACAATAAGCGGCACTGGGCGAATGCGGACGGCCTGAGTGCCGACGCCGCGAACTCGGCGGCTGTCCGCGAGAAGCTTCGCCGGCGTGCTCGGTATGAGGTCGCGAACAACAGCTACGGCAAGGGGATCGTGCTGACGCTCGCCAACGACACCATCGGCACCGGCCCGCGGCTGCAATTGCTCAGCGACGACGACAAGCTCAACGCCAGCATCGAGGCTGAGTTCGCATCGTGGACTCGCTCAATCCACCTCGCCCGCAAGCTGCGCACTATGCGGATGGCCAAGGTGACCGACGGCGAGGTCTTCGCATTGATGATGACGAATCCCGGGCTGCCCGGCCGCATCCAGCTCGACCTCGTGCTGATCGAGGCTGATCGCGTCAAATCGCCTTGGGAGCCGCAGACTGCGGCTGCTGCGAATATCGATGGCATTTTGCTCGACGACTACGACAATCCGGTGAGCTACTCGATTTCCCGACGGCATCCTGGTGACAGCATGGGCTGGTATCGAGACTACGACCAGGTATCGGCCGATGCGATGATCCACTGGTTCCGGCTGGATCGGCCGGGCCAGCATCGCGGCGTGCCTGAGATCACGCCGGCACTGCCGCTCTTCGCGCAGTTGCGCCGGTTCACGTTGGCGGTGCTCGCCGCGGCCGAGACCGCCGCCGACTTCGCCGCCGTGCTGTATACCGACGCACCGGCCAACGGCGATGCCGCTGCCGTCGATCCGCTCGAGGCAGTCGAGCTTGAGCAACGGATGGCGACCACGCTGCCAGAAGGGTGGCGGCTTGGTCAGATCGAGGCACAGCAGCCGGCGACCACCTATGGCGAGTTCAAGCGCGAGCTGCTCAACGAGATCATCCGCTGCATCCTGATGCCGCAGAACGTGGCGATCGGCAACTCAGCGGATTACAACTATGCCTCGGGCCGTCTCGACCACCAGACATACTTCAAAGCTATCCGCGTCGAGCAGGGCGACCTCGCCGAGATCGTGCTCGACCGCATTTTCCGGCAGTGGTATTTCGAGCTGTCGCTCACCAGCGATTACCAGGCGTTGCGACAACTGCCGATGCCGGCATATCAGTGGTTCTGGGACGGCACCGAGCACGTCGATCCGCTTAAGGAGGCGAACGCTCAGGCCAAGCGGCTGGAGAGCAACACCACCACGCTCGCTCGTGAATTCGCCCGCGACGGTCGCGACTGGGAGGAAGAGCTTCGCCAGCGAGCGCGCGAAACGGAACTGATGCGTGAGTTGGGAATTGGCGTGCCGGCACCGGCGATGATCACGGATGGGCGAGATACTGAAGAGGATAAAGAAGATGAAAAAAATGAAGCGGACTAAAAACCGCGTAAGAATCGAAGCGAAATCGTATCCGGCCGAAATGCTGTTCGAGCCGGCTGAAATCGAAATCCAGGCGGCGGCCGACGAGAAAACCGCCCCGACCTTCTCGATGACGGCCTACACCGGCGGTGCGATGCGGTTGGCCGGATTCTGGGATCCTGTCGTTGTTGACCTTGCCGGAATGAAGGTCGAGCGACAGCAGATTCCTGTGCGGCTCGATCACGACAGCCGGATGGGCGTCGGCCACACGACCGAAGTTAAGATCGAACCGAGTCGTCTCACGGCCAATGGCATCATCTCGCGTGCGAATTCGTGGGCTCGCGACGTGGCCAGTTCGGGCGCTGCCGGCTTCCCCTGGCAGGCATCGATTGGTGCCGGTGTGCTCAAGATCGAGGAGGTGCGGATTGGTGCTAGTGCTCAGGCGAATGGAAAAACTTTCAAAGGCCCGGTGCTGATTGCGCGGGCCTCAATTCTCAAGGAAATCTCGTTTGTCGACAGCGGCGCCGACAGCAAGACATCAGCAAAGGTCGCCGCCAAGGAGAGTGATATGAAGTTTGAAGCATGGCTCAAGGCCAAGGGATTTGACACGGCGACGCTGGATGACACGCAGCGTGAGTCGCTGCAGGCGATTTATGACGCTGAGCAGGCCCCGTCGGCGCAGACGCCTGCACAGCAGCCGGCGCAGCAGCCGGCTCAGAATGTGCAGGCTCAGACGCCGCCCGCACAGGCTGAGTTCAATGCGTTTGTCGAGGCTGAACGCAAGAAACAGCAGCGACACAGCGAAATCCAGGCGATCGCGAGGAAGGCGATCAGCGAGCAGCCTGAGCGGCTGGACTATATTCAGAAGCTCACCGACGTCTCCATCGAGGCTGGCGACGAGCCTCGCGATTTCGAGCTGCGGCTGCTGCGCGGCCTGCGTCCGCAGGTCATTCGTGGCCGCAATCGCGAAGAGCGCGATGAGGTCAAGGGTGACGTTATCGAGGCTGCCGTCTGCATGGCCGGCGGGCTCGACAAGCTCGAGGCGAGTTTCAATGAGCAGACGCTCGATGAGGCTCACCGTCGGTGGCCGCACGGCCTGGGCTTGCAGGAGCTGATCCTGCGAGCCGCCAGGGAGAACGGATACACCGGGATCACGCTGAGCAATCTGCGTCCGGCTCTGCGAGCTGCGTTCCAGGAGCCGATGGTTCAGGCTGCGTTCTCGACGATGTCATTGCCGGGCATTCTCGGCGCGACGGCCAACAAGTTCCTCAAGGCCGGTTTCGACGCCGTCGAGAGCGGCTGGCGGTCGATCGCCGCGACCAAGCCGGTGAAGGACTTCAAGGCGATTACCTCGTACGCGCTCACCGGTGGATTCGAGTACGAGGAGGTGGGAGCGGACGGGGAACTCAAGCACGCCACAGTCGGCGAGGAGTCGTATACGAATCAGGCCGACACCTACGGGAAGATGTTCAGCATCACGCGCAAGGACATCATCAACGACGACCTCGGCGCGCTGACCGCCGTGCCGAAGCGGCTCGGCCGCGGTGCAGCTCTCAAACTCAATACCGTGTTCTGGACCGCGTTCATGAATAATGCGACGTTCTTCACCGGTGCGCGCGGCAACTATGCCACTGGTGCTGGCACTGCTCTCGGCATCGATGCTATCACGGCTGCCGAGCTGCTGTTCCTCAATCAGACCGATCCCGACAGCAAGCCGCTGGGCGTGATCCCGAAAATCCTGCTCGTGCCCAACGCGCTGACCGCTGTGGCGGCCCAGCTCATGGCCAGCCTCG